AAGAGCAAATCAAATTTTAGAATATTATGATAAAAATATATTTAGAACTGAAAAAAAATGGATGTGGTTTGATAATGAATTAAGATGTTATGAATGGATCAAACAAATTAAAGATGAATTTAAAGATAATTGGCAAAAAGGTTTATCAGATATTATGGAGGGTAAAATAGAAAAATACAAAGTTTTAACTGCATAGATCGAAACTTGGGGGAGCAATCCCCCTTGTCTTGAGGTTACTCCTCAACTGATGAGATCAGAAACAAAAAGAAAGTAGGAAATAAAATGGGATATACTAACTATTGGGATCAATTAAAACCCTTTAATAATAAAGAATGGAATATCATTAAAAAAGAATATGAATATATTAAAGATAATTTTGCAGATGATGAAGGTATAATAGAGGATCAAACAGAAAAATCTGATGAAATTATTTTTAATGGTAAATCTAAAAATAATCTAGATCATGAAACTTTTGTTTTAACTAAAAATTTTAGAAAGCCTTTTTACAATGATGATAATGTAAAATTTAATTTTTGTAAAACTGCTAGAAAACCTTATGATCTTGCAGTTTGGCATTTATTAACATTTGTAAAAATGATTGCTCCAAAATCTATAAGAATAAACAGAGATGGTTGGAATTATTGGAGAGAGGATAAAAATGAAAGCTAAAGACTATAAATCAATAACTAATATCTTAGAGTCTAAGAATAAAGATAAGAAATTTTTTACCTTTATGGACTTTGAAGATACTGAGATCAGGAAAAAGGAAGTAATTTTGCCTTTACCTAAACAATACTTTAATAATATAATTAAACTTATAAAGGGGGAGAAATGAGCAAAGAAAAAAAAATATATTATTCTGATTTAACAACTTTAATTGATGTTTGTTATAGTTGCTCAAGTCAAAATATAGTTATTAGCAATCATAATAATGATGGTAGAGAATCATTTTGTAAAGATTGTGGTAGCGAAGATATTGGAGCAGAATTTCCAAAAGATTTAATTTAACAAGGGGGATAAATGAATATTAAAGAATATGGAGTCAAAAAAACTTGGGATAATAAATGGCAAACTTTTGCCAATGCTCAAGATGGCAAATATTTAATGCCTATAACTTGGTTAAGATATACCTCAAAACACAAAACAAATGCAAAAGAATGGTTAAGAAAAGAACTTAAAAAATTAGGGGTAAAATATGAGAAATAAATTTGGTTTGCCTTTAGTCTATGACTTTAATATAGCTTTAAGGGATAAAAGGAGAATAAGGAACTTAGAATATATGAAATGGAACTGTCCTAAAGGTTGGGAAAGTCTTTGGAGCAATAAATTAGATCAATTAAAAAAGAATATAAGTGAAAGAAAAAATAAAACTCTCAACTAATATAGACAAAGAAAAATTGGCTATACAAACTTTCAAGAACATCATTGAGGGATCTAGGTCTATCAATGGTGTTACTTGGAATAAAATTAAAAACCTCAAACCAAAGGAACAATTACAATGCTTGAAGGTACTGAAATAGATGATTTAAAAAATGTTAAAATTATTTATGTTGGATTAAAAGGTTATCATACTCAATATAAAATAGAAAATTTAGATTTATTAGAAGAATACAGAAAATCTAATGTAATGACAAAAAAAGACATGGCTAGAGTTATAGGTATAAGTTTAAGACTGTATGAAAGTATTAGCTATGGAAATAACATAAGCACTAGATGTGCAAAAAAATTAAAGGAGTTTTTAAATCATGCTTGAAACAATTATCGCAGTAGAGATCGCATTTCTTATTTTTTATTATGCAACAAACTAAAAACTGTTCTATGTGTAAAAAGACTAAGAGTCTTTTAAAATTTTGGTTTAGAAAAGATCAAAATAATTATAGAGCCAATTGTAAAGAATGCTGTTCTAAAGGAAGAAAAAAATATTATAAAAAGAATAAAAAAACACTTTTAATTTGGCATAAAAAATATCGTTTAGATAATAAAGATAAAATTAATAAACAACAAAAAAAATACTATTATGAAAAAGATGGTGCAAAACAAAGAAGAATATGGAGAAGTAAAAATTTATTAAGAGAAAGAAAAACTGCTAAAAAATATAGATTAAACAACCCTGAAAAATTTACAAATTATAATAAAAAAAGATGGCAAAAAATTTTAAATAATCCAGAATTACATAAAGAAATTAATAGAAAAAAGAAAATACAAAATTCAAAACTTGAAAGAAAAATAAAACAACAAAAAGCATTTAAAAAACATTTTAAAAAAAATAGAGAATATTATAAATTAAAAAATAAAAAACATTATAATAATAATAAAATTTATTATCACTTAAAAACAATTAACAGAAAAAAATATATTATTCAAAGAACTCCTAGATGGGCAAACCTAGAAAAAATTAAACAAATTTATTTAAAAAGAAAAAAAGGTTATCATGTAGATCACATTGTGCCTTTACAAGCTAAGAATGTTTCTGGACTTCATGTAGAGAATAATTTGCAATACTTAACCACTAAACAAAATTTAAGCAAAGGAAATAAATATTTTGAATGAATATGTATGGTGATGTAAGGCAATGTATTAAATGTGATATGAATGCCGATATAGTAGAAAAAGGTAAAGATTATTGTGCATCATGTTGGTTTAAATATTTTTCTGGTGAAAGCATTGAAGAATATGAAAAAAGGGTTAAACAATTAGATCAAGCTAGAAATGATAAAAATAAAACTAGAACCTAACGAAGTAGAACTAGCTTTAAATATTGCCTCTAAAAGGTACATAGGCAACCTTAGAATGGGTAAAACCTTTTCTTATGGTTACACCAAAGGAATTAAATCACAATTAACAGATGGCATCTTAGGAGCTTTAGGAGAGGTTGCTTATGCAAAGGCAACTAATAGCTTTTATAATGGTTCTTATAGTGATGATAACCAATTCTATTCAGACTCAGACTTTCAAAACAATATAGAAATAAGAACTCAAGAAAAGAAATCATATAATTTTTTATTAATAAGACCTGGCGAAAAAAAAGGTACTTATATTTTAATCATTAAAGACAATAACGAAGATTTTAAATTTAGTGTTATGGGTTCATTTATTTATAATGATGATCTACCACCTGAAAAGCTATCAAATTTTGGCTACCAAGATAGACCTGCTGCATATAAAATTGAATTAAAAGAACTTAAACCAATAGAGGAAGATGTCGGACAAGATAAATTTTAAATTATTTAAACCTTTTGGCTCAACAGTTGCTAAAGCAGTTATGCCATTAGGATTAATGAAAGACTTTCAAGATGATTTAAAACAAATAAGACAAGATAAAGAAAAGCAAAAGAACCATGATTGGTCTAGAAAGTTAGTCGGTCATGTAAATTCAGAATATTTAATATCACCAGAGATTATGCAAAAATGGAAACAAAAGTTTTTTGATCCAATTATTAATACTTATGTCAAAAATCATATAGAACATAAGATTAAATCTATTCTAATTAATTCTGCTTGGTATGTAATATCAAAACCTGGAGATTATAACCCTTGCCATACCCATACTGAATATGTTCATGGTAATTATCATTTAAGCTGCGTTGGTTATTTACAAATACCTAAAATGATTTCAACAGATAATGCTAAAGAACATAATGATTTTTCAGGTCAGACAGAGTTCATAGAAGGATCTGAAAATATGTTTAATAATAATTCTTATAGAGTTATGCCAGAGGTTAGAGATTGGATATTATTTCCAAATTCTCTTTCTCATATAGTCTATCCTTATAATACAGATGATAAAGATAACGAAAGAATCTCATTTAGTTTCAATGCAACTGTAATATTTGATAATGATAAACTCTCAAATTGAATATAATTTGTATAATTTATTGACACTTTTTGTATTAATTAATAAATAGAATCTATGAAAACAATTGGAAAAGAATGGACTAAAAAAGAAGAAGGTGGAACATTTACAGCAGATCATTTATCACCTTCACAGCTCAATAAAAGTTTAGATATTTGGTTTAACGATTACATAATCTTAACTGCTAAAGAAAGAAAAGCACTAGCCTCAAATTTAAACATGGATATAGGAGCAATAGTAGGTCAGGCAGTACAGGATATTATTGTTCATAAATTAACACTTGAAGAAGTAATGAAAGGGAAAAAATGACAGATACTGTAATGATGGAACTTGCAAAGATGCAAACTAAAATTAGAACTTATGAGAATAATGAAAAGAAACATATAGAACAACTTCATGCAAGAGATGATGAAATATCAAAACTGAAAAAAGAGTTAGATTTATTAAAATTAAAAGATCAAATGATTGCTAAGAACCAAAGTTATTTAGAAGCTAAAGCACAGAAAGATGTTGACCAAATTAAAGAAAACCAAAAGATACAACAAAAGAAAGGAAACAATGAAACTAAAGCCACAGACTACAGAAGAAAAAAGTAAGGGAGGATTTAAAGAAAGAAGAAAGGATTGTATCCAAAACTTAGCTAAAGAAGTAGAAAAAATGGATTTTAAAGGTAAAGATTATTTGACAGTTGCATTAAGACATAATCATTTACTTAAATATTTTCCAGAATCAAGAATAGATGAAGAAATTATTTTTCAAGATGAAAAAAAAGTAATTTGTAAAACAGTTTTATATATTGGAGAAACTGCATATTCTACAGGTCATGCAGAAGAAAAAAGAGATTCATCCTTTATTAATAAAACAAGTGCATTAGAGAATGCTGCTACCTCAAGTTTAGGAAGGTGTTTAGCATCGTTTGGATTACATGGTACAGAATTTAGTAGTGCAGATGAATTAACTAATGCAATTCTAAATCAAAAAGATTCAATTAAGGATAAGATTAAAAAGCAAACAACCGAAACTAAGTTGACTGCTTTATATTCTGATTGGAAAAAAGAAAATGATTCAATAGAAGAAGATTTTGAATCACAACAACAATCAATAAAAAAAAATGGAGGACAAAATGTCAGACAATGGTAGTGGTAAGCAAAAGGATTGGGTATTATTTCCTTATGATGCCAACAATGAAAAAGCCATCAAAATTGATTTCTCAGGAAATGTA